CACTTGACAATGGAGCCGAGGACTGATAGTATCGTCCCTTGAAGAAATCGGAGTTTGTCAAAGATTTTACGGTGAGGTGTCTGAGCGGTCTAAAGAGACAATTTGCTAAATTGTTGTGGACTAAAAAACCACCGAGAGTTCGAATCTCTCCCTCACCGCCATTTTTTGCGTGTGTAACTCAGTTGGTAGAGTACGAGTTTTCCAAACTTGATGTCGTGAGTTCAAACCTCACCACACGCTCTCTTTAATTTTAATTGCCCCTTGGTATAATGGTTATTATTTTTCGCTTTGAACGAAAAGAAACTGGTTCGACTCCAGTAGGGGCATCCATTTTATATATGTCGGTTAAGGGTGTAATTTTAGAGAAATTGTAATGAGTGATCATCAGTTACAAGAGTAAGAACTAGTGATCGAAAGATCCATTCATCAAACACCGACAACAATTTATTCGGAATGTAATGTCAATAGTAGACGGCCTGGTTTGGAGCTAGGAGGTTGCAGGTGCGAGTCCTGTCATTCCGACCATTTTATATATCAGACATTGGTAGAGGTTTGAACTTGGCTAGGTCCGAAACAATAACCAACGGCTGTGTTCGGCTAATAATCTGTGGGTTAAATATGCCCATAAAACCGCCAAGGTGTCTGGGATAAGTTTTAGATTTGATCGTTGGTGTATAGAATTATAGCACTCTGCCATTAGGAGGTAGATGAGACTGAAGTTGACGAGATAGACATTCGATTTAAGTTTATGGTTTCTGTGCGCACAGTGCCGTTGGACTTGATCGAAATATGGAACGCCCAGTGAAATCCTCGTATATTCGCAAGTCACGGTCATCCAATTTTTTGTTTTTTGATTTGACTTATACTATATATTGGTGTAAGATTTTTAAATGGGGCAGTAGCATAATTGGCAATGCACCACTTTTGCAAAGTGAAGATTGTGGGTTCAACTCCCATCTGCTCCACCAATTTCTAAGTTTAGAGGAAAGAACGAATCGTTTTTGTCTCCACCAGCATATTTATATCTGTGAAACAAATAGAATTAAAATGTAATGGATGTGGAATATCTTTCCTGAAAAATAAGGCCGAATATAATAGGCAAATCAAAAATGGAAATTCAAATTTCTATTGTACATCAAGATGTTGTGGAAAGTCTACCGCTGGGGCTCGGATAAAACATATTGAGATAGAAAGAGAGTGTCTGTGTTGTAATAAAAAGTTTTTATCTACTACACATAAAAGTCATAAAAAATGTTGCAACATAACTTGTGCTAAAAGATATTCTCAATCAAAGATTGATGTATCTACTACCAGTGAATCGCTTAAAAAGTTTTATGCGAGTCAGCCAAAAAAAGAACTATTATGTGTAATATGTAAAATAAAGTTTCCGAAAAAAAGAAACGAAACGAAAACTTGTTCCAGAAAATGTTTATCGGTATTACTTAGTCAAAACTCTGCCGCAAATCCGAATTGTGGCGGTGAAACGAATTATAAAAAATTCAAATATAAAGATGTATGGATGGATTCAAGCTGGGAAGTTAATTTAGCTAAATGGTTGGATAATAATTCAATTGAATGGAAAAGAGATAGAAAAATAAATTTCATTTGGACGGACATATGTGGGAAAAAAAGAAGATATTATCCGGATTTTTATTTACCAAAATATAATATTTACCTAGATCCAAAAAATAAATTTAAATTGAAAAAAGATGAATATAAACTGTCCAGAGTTATTTTGGAGAATAATATAAAATTGATTTATGGACTTGAAAGTGATGTAATTTGTCAGTTAAAAAAATATTTGAAATTTCACAAATTTCACTAATATATATTGTTAATTAGAGCGCGGGTATGATGTAGTGGTAGCCTGCAACCTTGCCAAGGTCGATGTGCCGGTTCGATTCCGGCTACCCGCTCCATTTTTAAAATATTTTTATATATTTATAAGAATGAATACAAATAAGAAGTTAAATGACTTAAAAAATAAATTGAGTCAATTGCAAGACGAGTTAGAAACCAAGGATAATAATCCGATAGAATCTAATAGAATCCGTCGTGAAATAGAAATTGTTGTTAAAGATATTAAAAGAGAAGAGTTAAAACAACCAGTTTCAGTTGAAAGAGGTAAAGAATTATTTGCAAATATGAGAAAAGAACTGGGTTTAGATGAAACAATTTCGTATAAAGAATTTTTTGATCTTTGAGAATTTATGGGCATATACTGGTCTCGATTTAAGACAATTGACTAGTTAGGCGTGTAGAGGATGATAGTTGGCCTCTTAAAACTTCTATCAAAACATTAACTGCTGAAGATAATGTAATCAGCTACAACTTCACCTCCCGTGATGCAGTAGCACTAGCAGCCTAATTTGGCTGCACATTCAATATTATGATGTCTGATAATAGTATTGAGTGTAAAATATCAGGCTATATCAACAATTTGATTTACGTTGTTGGTTGAGTATTTTGTAAATCTTTAGGACAATTAGTTTTGACATTTAATATAATTGTTCTTAACAACTAAAAAATGTATACACACGTAGTCTGATTATGATACTGTTTTAAAGACAAGGGTTCGACTCCCTTTATGTCCACCAATTTCGGTGATAAGTAAAAACAAATAATAAAATATAGTATATGACAAAACAAGAAGCAGAAAAGAAAGTGTATGAGTTGACAGAAAAATTAATCTTTGTAAAGAAAGATTTCAAGGATGTAGCTGCCGGTTATAAAGAGAAGATGAAAGAGATTGAGAGCGAAATTAAAGCTATTGTTGAAGAAACAAGTTCACTTCCATTGGCATCTTCAAAAGATATTGAAGGTGATGATGAATGATTTAATTTATGACAGGTTATCATAAATTTGTACATTAAAACCAAAGTAATAACAATTAAACTATATAGTTAATATGTCTAAAAAGACTAATAAAAAAGAAAACGGTGCAGAAAGTAACGTTACTACAGAGCAAAAATGTTATGTAGTTACACGAAGTGGATTGAGAGTAAGTGAGTTAGTATATACTAATAAGAATGATGCTAAGACTGAATTTGATCATTGGTCTGGTATTGTTAAAAAGTGGCCGGATGGTACTAAAATTGAATTAGTTGAATACAACGAAATTCGTCATAAAGTATCATAATTTAATAAAATAGTAAATTGATGTAACGCTATTAAAATAACTTTAATAGCGTTTTTTGTTTTTTGTAACAATGTTTTTGATATTTATATTCGTATGCCAAAAGCATCCAAACATAAATTATACTCGTTACCTTCAAATTTCAATGAAATGAATAAGTTCATTGAACACAATAAAATTCAAATGATGGAACATGTTGTTTCGTCAATTGAATATGCAATAGACAAGAAATTAAGTTTTGTTGAATTATTTAGTTTTAATGATTCTGATTTTGTAGTTACATTGCCAAAAGATCAATTCAAAGAAAATTTGGAAAATGTATATCAATATTATATTGAGAAGGAACATTATGAGTTATGTATCAGAGTTAAAAATGTCGAACAAAAGTTAAACTCAGCTTTAAATAAATTAACGCATGAAAAAAAGCAAAAAACTTCAAAAGTCAAAAAATGATAACAACAACAACGAAACCAGCGTCGAACATAAACATGATACAAGTCCAGTCGTATATCAAAGAACAAAATTAAAGTATGAGTTATCTATATTTGAAAGAGAATTAACAGAAAAACAAAAAGAATTTTTAAATATTGCATTAAATAAAGACACAAAATTAATTTTTGTAAGCGGTCCCGCAGGTTCAAGTAAAACATATATTTCAATTTATAGTGCTTTAAAATTATTAAATCAAAAGAAAGTAAGTGATTTACTTTATATTAGAAGTGCGGTAGAAAGTGCTGACAGTAAAATTGGATTTTTGCCAGGTGAAGCTGATGAAAAAATGGCTCCGTATATTCAACCTTTACTAGAAAAATTGGCAGAATTGTTACCAAAACGAGACATTGAAACTTTACAAAAAGAAAATCGTTTGGATAGTATTCCCCTTGGATTTTTAAGAGGATTGAACTGGAATGCTAAATGTATT